CAATAAAATGTAAGCGACTCTCTTAAAAAAGGGAGAAGACCTAATGAGAAACACCCAAGTATGTATTCATATATAAAAAAAGGCTGTAGGTGTGAAGATTGTAAAAAGATAGCCAGTATAAATTCAAAAGAGAAATATAATAGAAAAAAAAATAAAATTAATCAAATTTCAAACCTATAGATTCTCCTTTTTTAATTACTTCCTGCGCCTTATCGATAGCACTTGTAGGAATATCTAATTTAAAAGCCTCTATTTTTTCTTTGTATTTTTTAGCCTTTTCCAAACACTCTTCAATACTATCTCCAATTGCTATTAAAGCCCCTATATTGTCAAAATCGGAAAAACGGGGTATTACATGATACGTGTCGTCAATTATACAATAATTTCTTAATTTGACCCATCTTGATATGCTGTCAGGAAAATCAATATTATACCAACGGTTTTCTGCCCAAGGACTGTCAAGCATAATCTCTATGCCATACTTGCCCTCAAATACAGGTTGTATCATTTTACCATCAGAGCCATGCCATATTATCTCGGATAAGTTTTGCAGCATTTCCATATATAATTCCCCTGGTGGGCTGCCTAATCGGCATGTAATATCAGTTATCTTGCTAACCTTATCTTTTCCGCACCTGCCCTCGGTATGAAAGAAATTCCTGTAACGGTGTTTTTCTAACTCAGGGGCTATAACATCGTTAAATTCGGTAATTAGCGGTGAGAATTTTTTATATTCTTTAACTACGCAACAATAGCTAACATCTTTAACCTCATATCCGAATATAGTCTTATCAGGAAAATTCCCGTCAATACAGTATCCGTCATAACCATATTCAACAATATCGTCACCATCGATAGGGTCAACAATAAGCCATTCAAGTTGCTTACTTGCAGCGCCTAATTTATATTCTATTTCATCTAAATAAGCCTCCGATGTTTTATAGTTAGAATGATGCCAAGTTTCACCGTCACCCCTATATAAATTGGTTTTTATCCATTTATCATCAGTTTTTTGCAATGCTTTTCGCAATGCATCTATGCCGATTATTTGCTTCATTTCAGGCTGTGCAAGACCTTTTGATTTAAAGAATTTATTTGATTTGTACCGTTGCAGTTCAAACTCGTCGCCAAGTCGGCTCCCCCAAACACGTTTCCCTAAACTTTCAAGGAGTAACTGAGTTTCACCAAAATAAATGGACGGGAAAATAAACACATCAACTTCATCTATATATGCCTCCCAACTTTCAACCCGTTCAACCTTTGGTATGCCTCGACCTATCCAATCGTTTTTACTTTTTGGATACTCTCCTCTCCATTCCGAAAAGTAGTAAACATGCTTAAAATCACGGGATAAACGAACGGCTAATGATAGGTATAAACCATCATCAAATACTAAAGCAATTTTATCTTTTACTATTTCGTTCATTTCATAAATTCTTCAGACGTTTCATCATCGCTCCACAACTCATCGTCAATAGGGTCTATACCCTCTGTTGGTACGCTAATCTCCGGGTCGGGTTCGTAGTCGTAATCTTCATCAGGCTCTATCATCTTCTCCCAAATTTAATTGTAATAATTGGTAAATACTATCTAATACCTCTTTTTGTTTGTCCGTAGCAATAGTTATGCACCGTTCCCCGTTCGGGTAAGTGGTGAAGGCTACCGATTCTGTTTCGGAATGTATTGTTTCAATTGTCACCCGCATAAGAAGAATATTTTTTTGCCTTATATGGCTTCACATCATCGACATTCTCACGTAATACAGGCAAACCAGTTTCAACTGTCTGCCATAACTGAGTTGGTAATCCTTCGCCTTTTTCGGGGTATCTCGCATCTGAATTATCAGTCCATTTAGCGACCTGTTGCAATATAGCAGGGTCAATTTGACCTTTCGCTTCGTTTGATAGGAATGTGTTAAGTTTATCCGTTGACCCCATTGCTGTACTTATTTGCTGTAACTGGTCTGCCAAAGGTATATGCTCACTTAGACCAGTAGCTGTTGCTAATAGAGGGGATTGTTTTAAACTTTTGCCTGCCGTTTCTGCATCTATATATTTACTATATGATGCATAAGCCTGCATAGATAGAAATAATGGATGGTCAAACAATTGAGATGGTAGACCTAATACGGCTCCTTCTTTTTGGTCGTCATCTGATTTGTAAAAACCTCCGAAATATTGAGGGTTAAAAAAAGCATAAGCCGCTAATGCCCCACCTATTGAACCTTTTTTCATGTTCCTAAGTATCATATCAGCCTGTGCATCAGTAACGCTTTTAAACCCGTCCTTTTTCCCAATAGCCTGCAATATTTTAATGCCACTTGACAGAATGCCCCCACCCGCATAATGATACCCCTCTAAAGCGATATTAGATGGTACTTTCATAAATGGGACAAGTGCCCGTAAAACTGCACCTGCCGTCCTTGTGCCAACATGGTCACCGTTTTCAAGTGTTTTTGCAAAATTCTCAAATATAGATGCGAACTTATTGTCAGACATAAATATTCGCCTTTCAGCATCCTTGTATGCCATCATTCTATTTTGAGCATCTATTATGCTGTCATTAGGATCAAATCCGGCACGTATTGTATTAGCTACACGTTTTGCATAGCTATGTTCCCATGCTATACGTTTAAAAGGCGCTTTAATAGCAGAGTGCAAATGACCTATAAAGTCCAGCGCTTCGGGAGTCCCTTCTTTCAACCCATTTTTACTATATAAAGCCTGTAAGTCACTACCTCCTTTTTTAACAGCATCATAAGCGTCTTTCATCCCTTTCGTTGCGCCTTTTGCAAAAGCTTTACCAATTGACGATGCCATATCGAGGTCAGGATTGTTTTTAGCGGCACCCTTCATCCTACTTCGAGATACGAATTGTTCTCCAAGTGATTTTTCACGTATCCCTTTTGGAACCAATAAATTACTAAATCTTCCTGCCTGTTCCTCTAATGGTATTGCGGCCATTGTTGTTGCACCTGCTGCAAACAGCTTACCCAATACAGGCAAGGACGCTAATTTAGAAATCCTGCCATACTTAACCACTTTGCCTAGACCCTTATCCCATGCTGCTTTTTGACTTTCAGCTATTTTAGCAATACGTCTGTCTGCCAAAGCCTGTTCCCTTATTAGGTCGGCACGAATGTCTAAATAATCTTTATCCACCTTCACCTTATCCATTACACGCTTTTCATAATTACCCGACTTAAGCGCTTCGGTCTTTTTCACCATCCGCCCTTTCGATGCAGCCAAACGCTTCTCATTCCTTTCAGCCAAATGCTTATCAAATCCGTCTTTTATAGCATCTTCAATATCGTCAAGGTCAATTCCGTCTAAATGGTCTTTTAAGTCATTGTATATTTTATCGGCTACCTGTGCAATATTTACAGCGCCTTCCATAACATAGTTACGTGCAAGTTTAGCCATTGGCGCAAGAAACTCAACAGGTATTTTATTAGCGCCTATATTAGCCCGTGATTTTCGGGCAAGTGTGATTAATTCCGCCTTTATATCTTCACGCTCTTTTCGTAAAGATGATTTTGTTATTTGCCTTTTTTGAGTACGTGCATCCAGTTCCTCGCCCCGCCTAACCTTATCGACGGTATTTTGGTCTGTTAATTTACGCACCTGTTCTTCCCTATCGGCAAGTTTGCCTTCCAGTTCTTCTATTCGTTTGGCGTGCTGCGCTACTTGCCCTTTTTCTTCTGCTGATAGTTCACCGCCATTTTTAGCTTGCTTAGCCCGTTGTTCCATGTGGCTAATAGAATAGTCATCTGCCATTTCCTCTTGCCTCATACGAAGCGAACGCCCTGCAATATTGCCTATCTTTTCAGTAGCTTGCCTGTTTTTTTCAATTAACTCACGGTTTCGCTCATATTCAATATGGTTGCTTGACGCCTTTTCGGGGTTAGCTTCACTATCTTTAAGCAGGGCATTTTGCCTGTTTTTTAGCCGTTGCTTTTGGTACTGCAAAGCAGACTGTTCATCTTCATTGGCTGTATGCTTGCCCGATATTACACGATCCGCTAATTCATTAGGATCAACTTCACCACTATCAACCAAACGCTTGCCTTCCTTAGATACTTCATCTACCGAACGCTTATCTCGTGGGATATCTTCTTCACGCTCTTTTTCGACGTGGGAGTTTGTTATGCCGGTTTTGTCCTCTTCGGTTTTTTCGGGTTGCTGTACTTCGCCTGGAGTGCTTTTATCTCCGCTATCGTTAGTTGTTCCATCTTCTTTTTTTTCATTAACAGGCGGCTCATCACCGCCCGTTTCATTTAGCAGTTCCCCGCTCCCTTGTACCCCTTTTTCAGAGCTTTCGGAATTTTGGTCGGCATCTTCATCCCTTCCTTTACTACTTTCGCTTTGGCTGCTTTGCCCGCTGTCATCTTTTTCATTTTCTGTTGGGTTTTGTTGTTTATTTATTATTTCCTTTAGTTGATTATTAAGCCCTTTGCGCTTTTCTTTTAGAACATCTTGCTCTGCTTCCTCTACTGGGTTATTGGCTTGTTTAACAAGTTTATTATCGATGTCGGTTATTTGGTCGCCAATGGCTGTTTTTTGCTTCTCAACTGGGTCTATTTGCTTATGCACATCGTTGACCTTATCGACTGCCGATTGTTTTTGTTCATCGGTAATAGGTAATTCATTTATACCGTCAATAACTCCTTGCTTATCTTTAGCTATCGCATTTGTAAATGCCTTTACCGAAGCGGCTTTCCCGTTCAAAGATGATGCGACTATTTGTTCCTGCTTTTCTTCGGGATCGTCTGCCCTGTACGCATTGTCGGCATGTATGCCGCCTTTAACCTGCAAATCGGTAGGATTTTCTTTTGCCTCATGTACCGCTTTGATAGAAGGCAAATCTGCCTGCATAAAATTATGAAGGTCAATTAATGGCGAACGTTGTTGAACTTCTTTTGCAGCGCCATCAGAGGCTTCTTTACCTTCGGGTTCTCCATGAAATATACCCGTTAACCCGCCGAAAATAGCGGTTCCCTTTAGCCCATCAAATGATGTGCTTTTACCTTGCAATGCATTGGAAATAAACGGAACGGCACTAAATGCGGCTGCTTGTGATGTAGAGTGTAATATCTTCCTTCCAACCAATTGCGCTGTTTTGTTCCACCCCGAATCTTCCATAGCCTTTGCGCCTATTTCAGATACTTTACCCGCTGCACTTGCTGCGCCGTCAAAAAATACACCTTTACCGTATTCCTTCATTCCGTTTGCAAAAGCTGATTTAACAGCATCGCCGTTTGACTGCCCTGCATTTACAGCATCGTCATACCTATCAGACAACCCTTTTACTCCCTGTTGAATAGGAAATTTGCCAATTAGTGCATTTGCTATTTTAGGTGCGTATTTTCCACCTTTAGATAAAACTTCCCCTAATTTACCCAACTTTGCAACATCCAATTCAGGTGTCAACGCAAGTTCTATCAGGTCAGGGGCAAAACCCGCTGCGGATGACGCTACACCTCCCATGGTAGTATTTGGTAGTTGGTTTGACTCTGCCGTATTTTTTTCTATTTTAGATATGCCGTCTAACCCCGACGCAAAATTATTAACCAACTCCCTTGCAGGAGCTAATGAAGGGCTATTCATTGCGTTATTAGCCACGAATCGACTTAATCCTGCTACGTCCTTACTTATTCCTTCGCCTATCTTTGCGGGTAAAAAATCGCCTATATTACTCCACGTATTATTTGGCGCATGTTTAGCTTTTAATTGTGCATCGTATTCCGCTGGGTTGCCTCCTGCTTTAATAACCCTGTCCCTGTTTTGTTGCCCAATCTGTTTAACGACATTTGGGTCAAGAATGGGTTTATTAGGCTGATTGTGTTGATTGGTATGTGGCGTATTTGTAGCTGCTTTTTTAGGCAATATCCCAAAAGGGTCACCACCATCGCTTGTTTTTGCAGGCGCTGACTTAGGTAATATTCCTAAAGGGTCTTTTGGGTCAGTTACCTCATCCATTATTTCAACGTCCCTTCACTTATTGCTAATTCAATCTGAGCATCAGTATACCCCGCTGCTTTTAGTTGTGTATGAGTATATTTTTTACCGCCTTGCGCTGAATATGTCTGTTCTTTTTTAGTAGAAGCCTGCGGTTGCTTTCCCCTAACAGTTGCTTGCGCCTCCTTATCAATATCACTAACAGGAACTTTCAACTGCTTTAATGCAGCACCCATAGTTTCGTGATATGATTTTGGGTCGGATGGGTCAAGTGGAATGTCTTTTGATTTTTCAACTTCGGTATACGGGTCTTGCAGTTTGCTATATTTGCTACTTTTCTCAAATGGCACTTTATCCCCACCGAACATGCCTAATGTTTTATTTGCCTTTTCAGGATTTTTATCATACTGTGATTTTAATTGTTCGTTGTACGCTTGCTTTGACTTATCCAATTTTACCACGGCAGGCACATGCAAAGTCTGTGTTCCATCAGGATTGCTTTGTATAACAGGCTTATCGCCCGGTTTAAACTGACCTTTCGGCACGTTATTATCTAAGTACTGTTGTGCCTGCTGTGTATTTCCCTGTCTACCTGCCTCGAAAGTGGTATATGTAGGCGTAATTTTTGCCGCACCCGACCCTATGCCATGCGATTGTTTCCATTCTTCATGAGCATAAAAGTTATCAGGCTTTTCAGGCTTTTGATATTTAGATTGCCCTGGTATATTTTCTACGGGATGGTCTTTAATAAACGCCTGCACCAAAGCAGCCTGTTTTTGTTCAGGCGGAATATTTGGGTCTTGCGCTATTTGCGGATATGTTTTAGCAAGTATTATAGGCGCATCTTTATTAGTAGTTACGTAATTAAGCAACTTGTGTGCATACTCAGTTTGGTTAACATATTTTGTGCTTTGCGTAAAAGTTCCTGTTTGACCATTAATACTCGCCTTAAACTCTTTCGGGGCAACATATTTGCCCGTTAATGGGTCTGTATCTTCAACTGCATTTTCTTTTACACCTTTTGTAATATCATCAATATTTTTGTTGAACTTATCCATATCGGGCTGCCTTTGCAAACTACCAAAATCTTTGATGTAGTCAGGGCTGCTTTGAGGTGAATTAAAAGACTTCATCATCTTATCGTGAGCATCATCGGCAAACGTATTGTAAAAATCCTTATTCTTTATGCCCTGTTGCTGTATAAACTTTTCATTTGCTGCGCCTGCTTTACTATCGCTTACATAGCCGCCTAAGTCTTGAAACCCCTTATCAACTTGTGCTTGTAATTGCGCTTTTTTATATGGGTCACGCTCATTTATCATTTGCCTGCCAACCGACTGTAATTGGGAGTATTTATCCATATACCCCTGTCTGTCAGGTTCACGTATGCCTGCGGGTGAAGATTTAGCTAATTGGCCTTGTAGCTGCTTAACCTGTGCGTCACGTTGTTGTTTTTGTTGTTCAACAATATCTGCAAAGTTTTGTACAGCAGGCGCATTGTCATATACCGTTGCCCCGCCTTGCCCAATTCCTATATTCAAGTGCCCATTGCCCATTACGCCATATTGTTAAAAGGGTTCGTAGCATACGGGTTATCTACAGGAGTGTCGCCCGTAGCGTATGCGGGTTGAGAAGATTGGGGTGTTGTTCCTGTGGTCGTATTTGGGAAAGTAGAATTATACTTCGCCAAATTAGTAGCTATACTTGTAGCGCCATTAATAGCGTTGCCTAAGTTTTGATTGGATGCCCCTTGTAATGCTGCCGCCTTGTTAAACTGCTCTGTATATTTATCAAATTTGTTATACTGCTGTTTCGCTAATTTCTGTTGCGCTAAATCGCCCCTTGACTGCATGGCTAAACGTAAATTATTTTCCCGTTGCCCTGCATCTGCTGCGTTTAATGACCCTGTTGCTAAATCTCCCTGACGTACAATAGCTGATAAGTTAGCGCCTGGATTTGCCGAACGGTTTTGTTGGGCTAATGCGCTTGCCTGATTTTGACCTATATTGTTTATTTGGTTATTGTATTGTTGCTGTGGAATACCTTGTTGAGCCATCTGATTAGCTATATTCAGGTTGTCGTAATATTCTTGCGGTATATTGTATGTAGGGCGGGGATTATTTTTATTAATCTCGCTTGCGTCGTGACCTTCTTTAATACTTTTGTAGGCGCTAATACCTGTACCTACCAATCCGCCAATTGCGGCGACAGCTATAAATGTGATGATATACCTTCCTTTCTTATTAAATTACTTGCTTCCATGATTTATCAGTCTAAAAATAAGGATTTATACGTTCTGTTTCAATAATCATTTCACGCAATTTATCTTCATCTGTTTCATTAGTTGGGTTAGCATGAATTGTCATCCATTTTACAGGGGTAAGCGTCTGTACTACACGTCGTGTCCCCGGAATTGTTCTGTCCATACAGGGTGCAACAATATGTTCGGGTTCCCCCTCATCTGTCCAAACCAAATATTCTCCCTCTAAAATAACAAAAAAATGCTCTGTTTTATGTAATTCCGTAGTAAATGTACAGTTTTTTGGGATATTTATTGTTCTAATATAAATTCCCGGCGAAAAATCTTGTATCAAAGGCACTTCTGTACGGTTAGCTGAATGCCATAAAGCAAACTCCAAAGCATCTTTTGCATCTTTTGCGGTAGGCGTACAGGTTTCTTTCGTGACTTGTATTTCGCTCATCTTACGCCAATTTTACTAATTTTTTCATTAACTTCAACCGTAAACAATGCAACAGGCAAATTACCCGTTCCTGTAGTCAATGTTATTAACGCCCAATTGCCTTTCAATTTATCGCCGTTAAGTAAATCCGTGTTTTTATCCCGTAGAAATTGAGCTGAATAAACGCCCTCTTTAGTATAAATCGTTGTACTGCCACTCGAATCTGACAGTATCCCCTTAACGAAATCCAAATCTTCTAAATCGCTTATTTGACCAAGCGATGTTGTGATCCCGCCAACGGTAGTCACCCACAATTGATCCGACTGAACAGATAATGACTTGTAGGTCTTAACTTCTTTTGGTTGACCATTACATACCAACTGTATGATTGACGGATAAGACACGCCACCAAAGTATGTATTACTACCAGCCTGACCGTTGTTTGATACGTAAAATGCCCCACTTCCCGCCACCAATGATTGCTCATACAAAGATATACCCCAATCAGGATAATAGTCCCTGAAATCGCTCCATTTCTCTTGTGATGGGTTATAGGCTAATGTTGTCCCCGCTTGTTGCGTCTTATCGCTAATATTAAATGCCTGTATTGAGCAATTGGCGTTAGAGTAAAATAACACATACCCATTGTATGTTGCTGTTATAGTTTCAACAAAAAGGCCAGTTGTAGTCCTGCTGATACCAACTTCCCCACCTAAATTAGCTTGTACATACCCGCCAGATATGTTTAAAATCTGATAGGATATTTGGTATATATGCCCTGCGGTTACGGGGTATGATAATAGGGTTATATTACCCGCTTGGCAGCTACTATGGGTTGCTACCGGACCCGACACGCTCCACCCTGTCGAATTTGCTTCGGTGGTAAGGGTTACCGCTATTGGTTGATATTGTATCGCTGAGTAACCCATATCTATACGCTAACTGTTATTGTTTGAGCGGAAACGTTATATACAAATTTAATAATTTCTGCGCCAACTCCTATACCATACGTTCCGTTTGCACCTGCAACAACTGCGTATCCGCTATATGAGGTTGAGGCTAATTCAGTACCGCTAACAGATGGCAAATACGTACCAGAAGAACCGTTCATTATCATATTACTATTGGATGCTGACTGGTTTACATAAGCACCATTTATTGTGCTTGCAGAAGTATCACGCCCCGCTATAATAAATGTAAATGTAGGCTCGGCAGGATAATTAGCTATTAACTTCTGTATGTTAAATTCAAATCTTCTTGTGGGTTGAGGCGGATTAAAGTCACTTGATAATGCCCATGCATTTGCAGCATCAGTACTTCCATATGGTAAGAAGTTCTGACCTGTGTAAACTGGCTGCTGATAAACTGCTGTTGCACCCGGTGTATTTACATAAGCGTAAGCATTAATAGTAGTATTCGTTAGTATATCTATAACCAATATTCCTGTTGCCCCTGCTACACCCAGCGTAGTTACATTATAAGTAGCCGACTGGTCAAGTATTGTAAGTGTTGCAGAAGTAATAGTTGTATTGCTTGCACTTGATGTTACTTGAACGGTGATTACATCCCCGATATTGGTAGTCCCGCTTGCGCTTGTATAAGCGCCTCCATTAATACTATATTGACCACCCGTTATACTAATTGGGATAGGTGAAATATCAGCACCCATAACAGTTATGCTATTTGATGTTTCGAGTGTGCTTAATGGTGCATTATTTACAGGTGTAAATGAGAATGCTTGTATATGTGCTGTTGTTGCCGTGAATGTACCGTTTTGACCGTCGATTGTGAGTGTAGCTGACTCGGGTGTATTATATGATGATGAAGTCGTTAGTTGAACTGTCACAACGTCGCCTGCATTTGTATTTCCGGTTACAGACGTATAAGCGGATCCATTAATACTATATTGACCTCCTGTAATCGATATAGGTGCAGGTAATGTATTACCAGCAACAGTTATAGCATTTGATGTAACTAAAGTATTTTCACTTTGACCAGTAAGGGAAGTAAATGAAAAAGGGTTAACCGTTTCACTGCCTGTTGTAACGCTAAAAGTCCCGCTTGTGCCCGATACGGTTAATACCGCATTGGTTTGTGTAGATTGGCTTGAACTCGTCGTAACTTGAACCGTAACCGTATCATTCGGGTTAACAGTACCCGGCGAAGATGTATAAGCACCACCATTTACGCTGTACTGCCCACCTGTTATACTAATTGCAACGGGGACATTATTCCCTGAAACTGATATTGAATTGGACGTTTCCAAAGTGCTTAGTGGCAATCCTACCAATGGCGTAAATGAGAAAGGATTAACCGTAGTCGTCCCTGCTATCCACGTAAGGCAAACATTCTGCGTTACAACACCCGAACCGGGGTTGAATTGAAACGTGCCGACAGTATTTCCGACGAATGCTCCTGTTGGGGTGTATGTAGCTATTCCTGTTGTGTCGTTATATGAAACGGTTGCATTTGTGGGGTTAGTTACATCTGATATGCCACTTGGAGGAATGGTATAAGCGTTTGCTACCTGCCAGTCTGTATTGTTAAAAGTCCAAAGAACGACAACACTTGACTGAGCCTGTATGCAGGTTAGTAATTCCTCGTAAAAGTCATTGTAGTATTGTGGTATCTTAACACCCGATAATGCCGCCTGCCTGATTGCGCTTTTAAAGAACTTAGACATCTTTTTAGGGATAGGCAAAACATCGGTAGATTCTATTTTAACAGGCAGAAAATTATTGCCGTCAATCATATATGCCACATCAAATCGGGTACAAAAACTTTCCTTAAAGTTACCTATACCTATTTCTTTAGCCTCATACCTACCGTTATTTAGCAATTTATTGGATATGCTTTCCTGTTCATCTTCTGCGTTTAGTTGGGTGTAGGTAATATTTACGGGAATATAGAATATAGATTGTTTCTGAATAGCCAATAACACATCGCCACGCTGCCATAATACCATAATACCGCCCTTTGATGAAGATGTTTCACCGTCACCGTCGCCATATATATTGCCCTGATAAAAAGTATTTAATCCGTTTACTTTACTTCCTGTAATATATGCCTGACTGGTAATTATTGATGCCGCCCTATCTGTTTGTTCCAATTCGTCGTAATAAGTGCGGACACGACCAAAACTACTAAATGCTGATTGGTAAAAATCTGAATAGTTCAAGTCGGTAGCAAGGTATTCAATCGGCGGGTTTGAATATGGCGAAATTGCATCTTCGTAAACCCTTGTCTTATAATATGCGCCACCGTCATTAATTATGCCGCTTGTTTTGTCAAATGCGCCGTTTGTTATGGTTATTAAATCCCCTATCTCGTACCAAACTGTTGTGTTTTGATTTGTTGATGCTGCCTGATTGTTTGGCGAAGGTGAGTAAAGACGAAGAAAGGTGTTTAGCCCATCTAATGCGCTTGTATCAAACGTTGCAGACTTCTCCATCTTAACAAGATAGTTTGTAGGGTCAAAGCCTAAAACGGAAAGATTTACGCAAGGGTTGTTAATGTAAACAGGTGAACCGCCGTTGATGTAGTAATGTAAGGTACACCTGTCCCCTGCTGCATAATCGTATGAAAGTACTGTATTTACACCCTCATTTGAATATTGCTGATTGAACAGGTTGAGTGGGTTTATGCAAAATGCAAGTATACTGCCTGTACTTGTCAAATCCCCAAAATCCTTATTGATTATCCCCCAAAACTTACCGTTCCACATAATATAGTCGGATGTGTTGTAAGCCTCGCCGTTACCTAAATTGGTGTAATGTGCTGTATCTGTCGGGTCGCAAGGGGTCGTTATCTGATAGGTGTCACCAACATTATACGTTCCTGTTAGTGATAGTGATGGCGAGTTCGCTTTCGCATCCCAACTTGATATATAGTGAACAACTACCCCCGAAACATCGAGCAATTTATCAACTGGTGGCTTTGTAATAACCCATTGCGCATCTACAGCACCTGTTGGTGGCGCTGATTGAATAGCCCATGTGATTTGTATGGCGTTGCCGTTTACCTGTGCATAAGACGGGGTTGGTATGATATAAGTATTGTCCGTACAAAGCGGTAAAAAACGTTGCTTGCTGTCACGGAACGACAAGGCAAGTTGATATACTGTATTATCTAATGCTGTTGGGATAGAATTTGCTACCGTTGCGCCAGCATAAAATAATTGAATGCTATTTGATTGCATCCCGTAATACGGTTGGTCTACCCAATCAATGGTATAACTACTGCCATTCATTGCATAGCTTGAATTAGGTAATTTAGCCGCAAAAGAAGCTACCACAGCACCTAAGTTTCCTGTTTGAGAAGATGGCACAGTATACGAATAGGTCAGCGTAGACGAAGCATTATGTATGTCAGCATCTGTGACCGTAATAACATCGCCTGTCACGGGAATACCCGTTACCGTTAATGTCATTAGGCGTTTATGGTTTCCCTCACCACTATTGGACTCGCCATAAAATGCCCCTGTGATTTTAAAAGGATTGGTTCGCCCAGTTAATGGTATAGTGATATTTGGGTTATACCCAACTGCCCCTGCCACGATCTGCACAGATGGACGAGGATAAAGTGTAGAAAAATTACCTAAAGCAATGTAGTTTCCGTTAATCTTTGCCCCTGCTTCGGACGGCCATATATAGTCGTAAGTTTGGTTCGTCTGTGTATCAGGAACAGGTATCTTAACTGAATTATTATAAAAAGCGAAACTGTACAAGTTGGTTGATGGGTCGTATGCCTCGTAAACCTCTGTTGCTACGCTTACAGATGTGTTTGGTAATGCCAACACATAAGCCCTATCCACACTTTTAATGATGTAGAAACTGTCTGTACCAAAACGAGCTGCAATATTGGTAGTAACTACCCTTATGCTGCCCATGTATACTGAAACAATAATATAATTGTTCTGCGTAACATCAGCTCCTGCTATCGGTGTATTTTGTTGGTACGGAACAACCCTTGCGCTCCATGTACTCCATGCTGAATAATTGTAATCAGCGTTAATGTATTGGCAATTGAATTGAGGCAGATAGCCAAAAAGGTAATTGGCAGGCTGTCCCGCATCGTTCCCATAAGTACCTGTTGGCGGAAATGGGCATTGTGGTTTTAAGAGGGATAGGTCTTCGGGCAAAACAGTACCATACCCGCCTGATGCGAGGGTTTTAAGGTTGCAATATCCGACTTCTAAGCCTTTAGCCCACCACACAAGGTATGTTGAGTTTATCAGTTCACAATTAACCCAATTCTGAGGATTAAGTGGTAGTAATGTTTCGCCCGCTGAATTTGTTAAGTCGGTATAGATAACAGATAAAGTATTCGTAGCATTATCATATAGCAAAATCTCGTTATTCCCGTTTGAGTTATACCTAAAGGCTATTATCTGTCCTGTATCGGTAAATTTATTTCCACCTATAACATCGTTAATTCCGGGCAGTAAAGCGCCGCCTATGGCAACCATATCCTCTATGGAAGTGGATTTACCTGCTTGCTGATTGGCTGTACCTGATGTGCGTAGGTTTCTGCGTAACGGGCTATCGATATTACCCTCGATATACTCAATGGCATCGTCCTGATTCAGTCCTCCGTTAGCGGGCGCAATTAAGTCTGTTATCTCCATTACGCTTTAGCTACTAATTTCCAACTTGCCCGTTCTGCATTTTGCAGGTCGGTGATATTTGCAGGATTGATACGAACTTTTGACTTGCGTTTTTCGTTGTAGTACTCCCGTCTTGCATTTTTGCATAAAGATGCGGGGTATTTCTTAGGCAAATCAGCCATATTTTGCCACCTTAACCAATAGACCATAGCTTCGGCACAATCAATAGGTATCATATAATCCCCTGTTTCATCATCAAATCCATCGGTCATACCTTCAAAAACTACCTGAGAATACGGGAATTTACTATCTATTACGATTATACCGTTCTGAATGTCAATATTGTAACGTCCTATTGTTGGCGTACCGCCCGATGCCCCGTAAAGGTTGAATGATGTGCCGCCTGAATAAAAATTAAGGTAGGTCAAACCAAAGCCATAAGGGTAACCCGTAGGGACTGCATCTGAATAAGAAAAATTGTTTATTCTAGGTAGCCCCGCAAGTCTGTCGGTCTGATTAAAGTATATACCATGATAGGTATTTAATTGGTCATTTAGCTTTAAAGGCACTATTTCGCCAATTTCGTTGATTAAACCTATCTTTGAAAACTTAGTACACCATGTTGGTATCTCAACCGTTTTGTTAGGGTTAATATCTAAAACAACCGTTCTAAACCCACCCATTATATCGAGGTTAAATTCGTTTTCTATGCACCTACGTCCGATGTGGTAAATTCTTGTGAATGCATGGTCACTTAGGTCTGCTGAGAGTAAGAAATCGGCAACAATCTGCTTGAGTGGTTTAGTCAACATCTCTAATTCGGATTAGTTTGTAAATTCTCAATAGTAGGGCGTGGCTTTTGCTCGGTCATCATAAGTCGCTGAACAACCGAAGCGACAATTTCCGATTCATAGTTCTTAGGGCAATTAATGATTGTGTCGAGTAGATTAGTACCACTTGGTATTGAACCAATCATATTAATATTTACCGAACCAAATGAAAACTCTGTAAAGTTATCATATACAATTCGGTTATTTTGGATATAGTATAACACGACACCCCCTATCTTTGGCAGAAAGTTTTGCATGAACCTATCCTTGTTTTTTATCGGTATAACCTGTACGTTTCGTGCGCCATTAGGTATTACCGCTTGAATTTCCTGATTATTTGGCAAAGCGGCAGGTGTTGCTGGAAGTGTGGTATATTTCACTTTCAGCACAGAATCATACAAGACAGGCAAAGCTGTATATGTCGAAATGAACATATCGTTGCTGAAGGTAGTTTCACCCGAATTTGAGTTCTCAAAAGCATTACGTGTCGCCTTTGCCGCAATTTCTTCAGCTACTACCTGCGCTACAAAATTCAAACGGAACTTTGCATCAGCAGGCGGTACACCTCTGTAAAAAGTGGTGAGGGCTACTTCGGAAATTGAACGATATGTTGTGCCTGCCATTGTTATTTAACTATTTGCATTGATGTATCGGCAAATTGCTCGACGTCTTGCGCCCCAGTATTAACCCCAATATCCCGTAAACATAAATATATTATTTGGTCTATATCAACTGTGTTCCAAAGTGGTTGAACGCTATTTTGTGCTGAATAAACAGGTCTGTTATTAACAGCTATCGTAGCGACGCTAATTAAAAAACCGCCACCTGTACCGCCTATTGAGGTATTCGGTGCTGATAAAACATCACCAACCAAATAGCCGATGCCTGTATTCTGTATAACCACGCTTGTAACCACACCGCCCGCAACTGTTATGTTCGCCGTAGCGTTATTGCCAATACCGCCCTGCAATGGTACGGAAAGGTATGTCCCGTTAGTATAAGCAGCGCCACCAACCAATGTGCCAACCGTAGTTATTGAACCTGCCAATGTATATCCCCAAAAAGATGTTGTAAGCATATATAAGGCATCCAAATTAGCAGAGCTTAACGTTATAGGATAGAACTGCAAATATGCGGGATATGGCGTGTAAATAGGGTTGTTAACAGTAGGGGCGTCAAAGGCAGATGATAGGTAACTTGGCACTTCGTTTTTCTCTGCTTTGGTAACAGGAATACCGCTTGCCGATATGGTATCTATGCGTAACAAATTAGTAGGTATAGGCGCATGTCCTGAACTGTCAATTGTTAGCGTACTTGTTGCTGAAAAAACGCTTAATCCCTCGCTTGATCGCCTGTCCATAGGGTAACGCTCATACAGTTTGTTGAAATATGAAATCTCTGCTGCGGGGAAAAGTAGATTAAAGTCGTCAGGCGATATGTACCCGTTATAGCCATTTTTGTCGGCTCTGTATTTAAGCCTGCTGTATGCTTGGTCTATGGATAACGGTTTTGCCATGTACCAAATATACAAATTTTCATTAAACAAAAAAGCGGAAACTTTTTACATTCCCGCCTCCGATTATGAAAACTAACTAAACTTATTCCGCTGTAACCATATCTTTAATGCGGTTCGCCGCTTCTTTTACTTTTTCATCGCCATTACTCCATTGCGCTGTTAATTCGTCAACAGCGTCCCTGCCAGTATCTATCTTGCAGATTACGGCGCCTGTTTCCCAGCTTACATGTCCTTGTATAATGGTTGTATTTATTACGCCTGCCTGCAATGCCTTTAAGAAGTTAAAGCGAACTTCAACTTTAGGGTCTAACAACGAGCGCATAAACGCACTTGGGTTCTCTTTTGATTTTAACACCAATAAGGTGCGTATTGAATGTGAAGATTGCTCTGTATCAATACCGTATAATGAGGCAATTGATAGCATCTTTTCTTCGGTCATCTCACGGGCAGCCTTCTCAGCCTCAAATGCGCTGTCCAAACCTTCCTGTACCTTTTTATTGTGCTCTTCCTGGTCTATCAGGAAATAAACGGCAGGGTGTCCGATGTTATATTTATTTTTACAGCCTGCAAATGCATCCTGCACCTCTAACGCCGCCAATTTAGCGGGTTCAGTACTATCAACATGAAGCAATCCTTTTTTGAACTGTAAATCGTTCCTGCTATCATTTATCTGCGATAATGATAACTCATCAGGCTGGTCTTTAACCCAAATTGACTTTTGGAATGAGTGTATGTAACGCCACTCCTCTAATAATCCACTTTCAGGGTTTATAGCATGTCCGCCATTTGCCACGCCTTTGATAGCGGGATAGGGTGAACGCTTTTCGCCTGTTTTACCGTCCGTTGGTATTGCGGATGAGTTTATAGGGAATAATTCAAAGGTTTTGCGTGTACGCTTGGTCAATACCGCTGCTGGTGCTGACTTTTTTACGAAATTGGGATTGCCTGCCATATTGGTTTTTTAATAGGGGCGCAACTCTCGCCACGCCCCTAATTAATATTAAGTTGTTTTTGTTAAAATAGCATACTGTGATGCCCCGTTCACCCTTGCGCCAAAATAGCCAATGATGGTACGTACTTTCTCAGCAGTTGTGCTTGTTGGTGTTTCTGCAAACAAACCTGTTTCAGCATAATGCCATTTTTGGTTGTTCACGCCACCGGGTTTTTGATACATCACGGTAAAGCGAGGTAACATAACCTGTGATTGCGCTAAGTTATCGCCCTCTCCGCCCATTTTCTTACCACGAGGGATAAACAATGAGAAGTTTTGACGTAAACCTAAGCCTGACGAACCGAAAGTAGTCTGCTCATCAAATATGCTGTAAGGTATCAAGTTGTACTTACGACGGAAAATCTGAATAGATTTAAAGTCACGTTTGAAATCGATACCGCCACCTGTACGCCCGTTGTTATCATAAATGATAGCGCCGTTGTTGTACTCTGTAGATAGTGAGTTCTGCATATCCTGAGAAGCGTAGCTGTCTTGCAGAATGTCATACTCACCCGGTGCGCCCATGCTATCCAATGCACGGCTCATGCCTCCTAATGTTGAAGCGACGCCAAACGTGTTATAAGTTAAGTTGATACCGTTAGCCTGTACCTGTGGTATAATACCGTTGGTAGAGCTTTCGCCTGTACTTAACTGGTTGGCTTGTTTACCTTCCATAAGCAGGTATTCACGCTCATATAGCGCCATTAAGTTGTCGTTTGCTGCTTGGAAATAATCCCATGCGTAACGACCATCAAATTCAAACTCGATCTTCTCAGCTAAACCTTGGTCGGTAATATCAGCGTCCTTACGTAACTGAGTTACAAAGTTGCTGTATTTATCAACTGTTTTGATACGGGTATTGGTTTTGCCGCTACCTTCGCCAACTGCAATATAGCCCATAACCAAAAACTCATTACCTATTGCGTAAGATGCATTATCAGTTGTGTTAAACGGTGTTGCTGTTACGGTGTGAGCATTTGCAGTAGCTTTGTTAACTGCGGTAATTTCAAGTTCTACGCCCGTTTGCGCATTACGGATTTTCATGCCAACATCAGGTGAAGATACTGTTCCCGAACCCCAATAGTAACCTGCTGCTACCGTTAAGGTAATCGCTGCACCTGCTGATACTGTTTGGGTGTTTGACGAGGCGACATAATCCATGTTGCGACCGTGTTCTTCATACCATAAGAACTGTTTGTTGGTACTTTCCATCTCATTGCCTTCCAACTCTGAAACGAGCATATAGGGCAAGAAATTAAATTTTTGTAAGAACTGTTCGTAAGCGTGTACGTTTACGACGTTCAATATATTGATTAGCCCCGAACGGGTGACCTGTGGGGCACTATAACTTGCTGGGGTGGTAACTGGTATTGCCATTTTGTTTTCTTTTTAAGTGGTTTGATTAATTGTTCCTATCTCCCACCATTTGCCACGGATTTTTTGGCGCCCCCCTCTGTCCGCTTGTACCCGGCGTAAAGTTGAGGTTCTTAATATCTTCGGCTATAACTGCCTTTTTACCTGCCTCTTTCCCTGCGGTAAATGCGGATGTGACAATGTTCTTAATGTTCCGCAACTGGTGCATATCCTTTGCTATCCTTGCGGGATTAAGTTTGCCCGATTCATCTCGCCAACCCATTTCTGTAAATGTTTTAGCAGGGTCGTAGTTGCGCATTTCTGTTGACATTAATGCCCGTTCTTCTTCGGTTATCTTGTAGGGAACTTCCTCGCCCTCTACTTCAAACTTGTAATCATCAACGGTTGGCATTGTGCTGTCAACATACTGCTCCCATTCTTTACGCTGTGCTGCGAGTGCTTGCTCATCAGGTTGCGTTTCAGCGGGTGCTTGCTGTTGTATTTTAGGCAGTTCTATGGTTTCTTTTTGTTTATTTAATGCGATACGGGCATCTGAGCCATGCATAGCCAATAGGTCTAATGCTGATTCTACCGCATCGTTATGGGCGTTAGCCTTATCGATTGCCGATGTGTCGTCAGGGTCAATTTGCGCTACGTCGATACGGTCAAATGATTTTCCGTATTTAGACTTAACCTCTAAATCGATACGCTTGTCGTTCCATTCAGGATTAACCTTGCGTAAATTCCACTTGATAACGTCCATATCGGACATATTATCGTAGTTGCGCCGTTTTTCTTCAAGGTAATTGGCCAATGCATCTTCTTTGCCCGCTTGCAACTCCTCGTATATCTTACGGGATGTTTCGTTGGTAAAGGTTGGTTGTACTTCTTTAATGACCTCAACCTCTTTTATTACTTCACGAACTTGCGGCTCTGTTGGAGTTGCGGGGGTTTCTACTATTGGAGTCTCTACAACCGGCACTGATTCTACCAATGTAGTTTCGGTGCTTGCAGGGGTATTATCCACAATAGGTTGCTCTATAAGGGTTGGTGTGCCGCTTGCTACGGTCTGCCAGGGGTCATTAGTCGGTTCTGCCATTTTTTATGATTTATCAGTCCGTGCTATCCTCAATATTCGGCTTGTTTGGTAACAAATATAAATAAGCGATACAATTAATTAATTATACATTTTTATAGTATTGCTATTGCAATATTGAAAATAATGTTTTACCTTTATTTTATTGTGATACAGGTTTAGGTTGGCGAACGAGATGCGATATTGAGTTCGCCTTTTTTTAAATTATAAAATGAGTAAAAACAAACAAACGATTATAGGCAAGCAAATACAAGAGGCAAGGATAGCCAAAGGGTATAAAAATCAGGCTCAATTAGCAGTTAAGTTAAATATGTCGGTAGACACGATTGCGGGGCTTGAAAGTGGGCGTAAAAAAAGCACTTCTCTAACCATGCTGCAACTTATTGGTAAAGAGTTGGGGATAACTTTTGAGATATGACCCTATCTCAAATAAACCAGCGGCTTGATTTGTTTAAGGATTATTTGGCGTACCGACTGGATGCTAAATTTACTCAATTAGGTTTTACATATACGCCTGAATATATCGTAAAGATGTTTGTTACTCACGGTTTTTTGATAAACATGAGGGATATAGCAGTTGAATTATTATCTTTTGACCAATGGCTTGTGTTATATAACCATGTTGATTTGGCTTTGTCTACTGAAAAAATAAACATAGGCACAACGCCTTTAATGCAAAAAGTTTCTTACGGAGGCGTTAATAAGCCCTATGAGATTTTAGGTAGTTTTGATTTTTTTAAAAGTATGGATGAAATGTTGAAGCGTGAATACCCATTAACACCAAATGAATGTTATGAAAAGTAAAAGCATAGCAAAAATACTAATACCTGTTGGTAGGACTGACGAGCAAAAAGAAAACGTGCCTAATATGGGATTAAAATATACTGACCCAAATAAAAAGTCATATACAATCATAGAAAAAATGATGCCATTGGTTGACCAAATAACTAAAATTCATCTAAAAATACAGGACTTACAGGGTAAACATGTTAAAAGATTGAAATGAAAACATACAAAGAGGGTGATTACAATAAAAGTTTGGTTCATAACGCGACAAAGTATACATTTCCTTGCATCAAGCATAATGGTAAGTTGTGGAATTTGGATATGGATACTATAATGCAGTATCCTGCGTATCACAAATTCGCTGAAAAAGAAACAGATTTAACCCAAAGAGAACAAGACCACTTATTAAGGGTTGATGCAATTAGAGATGAGTATGAGAAAGAAGTTTTTGACATTCAAGAACAATTAGATAGGATGACCATTAAGTACCAAGCGTGTAGTAACATACTTGAACGACTTAGAAGCTCATTTTGGCAATATATTTTATTTAGGTTTAAGATATGAGCGAAGTTTCAATTAAAATAGCCCATGAGAAGTGGGTGTCACGGGATTGGCATAAGTCTAAGAGAAAAATATATACATTAGCATGTCAGGCAAGATTTGAATATGAATATGCCGTTTCAATACGTGAGTTAAATGATGCAAGAACTTGGAATTTTAAACGGTTTAATTGGATATGAAAAAATATTTTAAAATGGTTTTAACCCCGAAATTTAGAATTGAAAAAGTAGTAAACACATCGGGTATTACGCATTTTTATATTCAAAAATTTCATTGGTACGGATGGAGATATGAATATTAAAAACCACCAATTTGTTACAGAAGCGGGCATCAGTATAATTACTCTATTTCTGATTGCGAAGATTATATAAAATCAGAAATTGATGCGTTTAAAAATAAAGATATTAAAAGTATATACAAAGTTTACTAATATGACAATCCCTATCTTAATCGGCATCCTATACGGAATAGGAATAATTATTATTGTTTGGGGTATTTGTAAAGCGGTAGTTAGATGAACCGCCTACTCTGCTACCTACTAAACCATCAATGCGTATCATACCGATTTGCTTCGACTAAGATATGCTTACGCTGTGGGTGTAGGTGGGTTAAAATTAAAGGAATATGGAAAAGGGTACATTAACTGGCGCATACATGGAGTTTGTAAATCTAATACACAAACTCAATTTTGGTTTTGAAACGGAGATAAGCAGAGATGATGATAGGGTTGTATTTACAGTTATATTTGGCAAAATAGGTACTGATTATAAACAAAAAGGATGGGTTGTAAATAGATATTTTGGTGTAAATAATTTTGATAGCCTATATGAATTTCATAAAGATGCTTACTTGAGTTGTATAGATTTATTAAAACAATACAAGTTAGATATTGTTAACCCTACATGAACATCACCGAACTTTGGATAATTATATCCACCATAGTATTTACGTTAGCGGCTTTTAGCTATCCAAATACAGCACCATATTATTGGGGATTCAGGGGATTTGCAATTATATTAGCCATATTAGGTTGGTTTATTGTATTTACCCAATTCCTGCACTAAGCCGGTTGCCCCTGCCCCTGAGCCTCTTGAGGCGTAGCCTCCTGCTGATTATCGGGGTGCTGTTGTAATGCTGCACCTTTAGCCATAGCCTGCATTGCATCAAGCACCGTTTGTTTTTGTGCGGCATTCGTAATGTTTAACCCCGCAAAAATAAAATCTGGAATATCCGATAGTTTCGCCCCCGGTTTCTGCAATATAGTCGTAGCAATAGCCGTTTTCAAAGCACCGCTAAACTTGTAATCCTCCTGCATAGCCACACCTTGCTGTTTCTTATCTTCCAACTCCATCTTATTAGCGTGAATCATTTGCTGGGTCTGCATATCGCCTTGCTGTTTAGCCTGTGCGTTTTGGGCGTTTAACTGCCCCTGTTGCTGTATGTTCTGTTGCGCCTCCTGCGCTGCCTCTTTTTTACGGCGTTTAATTCGTGCTGCCATTAGATAGCTTGCGTATTTCAAATCTGTCTGCGCTACCCTGCGTATATCAACGGCATCATGGAACTCAATTTGTTTCTGCGCAAGAGCCTGGTTAATATCGTTATTCAAATTAGCCTGTTCCTGCTCATCCAAAACTACCTGTATCATCACATCAAATGCCATTTTACCTAAGTCATCGGTTGCCTCTAACTTCAGGTTCTCAATCTTATCAGTTCCCAAAGCACGTCCATACCCGTCATAAGATAATACGCCATACTTTTTGCCGAATACCAACATATCCCAAAGCATGATTTGCACCAATTTAGCCACCCGTTGCTTGCTGTTTAGGAACGCATCATATAGAAAATTGCTTGCCGACTGTGCTATTTGCTTAGCGTTCTGCATAACTTCTTTACCTACCGCCTGATTGCTTATCTGCCCCGAAGCAAGCTGATTATCGCCAACAATCCTGCTAAGTATGTCATAGTGCATATTCCACTGGTTCATTAGCTGATCCAGCTTTGATGAGAATGGCACATTTGCAGGTTCAATGGGCGCTTTCCTTTGCCCATCACCGTCATCTTCAATAGATTTATAGTATTGAATACCTGTTTGCTTGTAAATCTTATACAATTGGAACGGGGTCAAATCTGCCATTCCTTCACCCAAAGTTATATCGCTCATAAAAGCAATATCTACCTTAAATCCATCAGGGGCGGCGGATGCGATTATCTTCTGTTGTTGCAGATAAATTAACTGCATCATCTTAATGGACGGTATCATAGCTTCTGCCAATGGTTTATTACCTAATGCGCTATTGTCGGGCATATAGATAACGTAGGGCGAATACACCTCTGTCAAATTCTTTTCGGGCTTAACCATGTTCTTTGATAACCCCCATTCAAGCAGGTAATCGGTATCTGTTATCCAAACGCCTGTATAGGTGACCTCGTAAGCAGGGCTGTCTATATACTCCTTTTCGGGCACTTTAGCATACTTTCTATTCAGCACTTCTTTACCGAACCTGTCCTGCTCAACGGAATAAGTAATGTTATTTAGCGTTTTCAGGTAAAGTATAACGGTGCTAACCCGGAAGTTGTCATAGGGTCTTGACGGGGAGTTGGTAAAGTATTCAGACCATTCAAATGACCATGTATCGGGGTTATTATTCTTGCCCCGTTGCGATTTAGCTAATTCAAATAGTTTTTGCTCTGATACCTTGCTTGGGTACTTTTGCCTAATATCCATGATGGACATAAAATATATCTCACCCATGAATTGCCAGTCACGCCAGTCGTAATATTCGCTCGATGAGGCGATGAAGTTTTCGGGGCGGACATTACGTATCTTAACCCTTGAGTTGTTGTCTACCTCAACCACGCTTACCAAATAGCCTGCGCAAATGGTGTCCATCAGCGACCTGTCCTTTATTACGCCATCAAAGTCATTTTCATAAAAAACAATCTCGATACCGTTTTCCATCAATACTTCTTCACGTTCTTTGTAGTTGAACCCGTACTCCATATCCACCTCGTTCTCATCTTCGGGGTCGTCGTCCTTGAACTGCTCAATATTTACTCCGCTTTCATGCTGAAGTGTCGCTATGCGCTGTTTCTCCATCATTTTGAAAACGTCGTTATCCCTTGCTGTTTTCTTTTTATCCTGCGTAAATGGGTCTATGGAATTGCAAACAACTTTTTCTACACGCTGATTATACCTGTCTTTAATCCTTGCTATAAACGGCATAGCGATAGGTAACGGGTCAAAAATAAGGTTGATAACAGACATTTCACCGTCAACGTCGAGTATGTCCATATACTCATCCATTGGCTGTTTACCCATCATAAACGCCCTATTGTAATCGAACCTTTGCTTTCTTGCCGCCCTGCTTTCCCCGCTGAATGAGCCGTTATTCCAACCATCATAAGTTGCTTTCATAAACTGAAGTCCGTATTGGGCGGTTCTTTTGACATCATCCGGCTCAAGCGGATTCGGAAAAGTGGAGTTTTCTGACATGAATACAAATATAAAATATTTTTGGAATAGCAAAGGATAAATCGTAAATTGCGTCTAGCAACACGAGAATTTATGGAATTAATAAAACATCTTTACGGGTTAGCCCGTACTTTAAAGTCTATTCAGGTAGATACTGAAACAACCCAAATAAAGCTATCATCAGTCGATATAGAACTCGACTATAACGACTATAACCATATCGAACATGAACTACATGCGTCTTTGAAGACCTATGAATTTAAGTATATTGAACCAATAACTGTATATTATAAAGGTAGAGTTAAGGGATATATCCGTGTAAGTATAGACGGGATGACTTTTAATATTTATAAAAAAATTGAGGGTTATGATGTGTCAGAAGTTAAGGTTAAGAAACCTTTTAGTAGATTTTGGTAATTATGAAAGCAAAAGATATTCACTACCCATCATTAATTCGTGAAATGCAAGAGTTTGGCGCAAAGCGTTCACTTGAATTTGAAAGTCCAAAAGAGGCTAAGAAAGCATTTGAAAAATTAAAAGATGGACTTAATAACAAAATAGAATGGAAAACGCCATCGCCTAATGCTTATGATGGTTCAACAATTAGCCGATTTGACTTTGAAGTGCCAATAATGTTTAACCCAAACCTTACTCACATTTCAGGGTTTGACTTTTCAAAATCGGGCTATCGGATGGGATACGACCCATACCAACCATATACAGAACCATCAAAATATAAAGTTATTCGTTTGCCACGTAAGGTTAAAAAACAACTTAAAAAGTTTTGGAAAGGTAAAATGGTTAAATCAAAGTTACCTTTCTATTTGGGTATATCAAAGGTTAGTCAGTATTATTATTGTAAGGTTAAGGAGGAAAAATAGTATGATAAAAATAAACTTAAATGACGAAACAATAGCCCTCCTGCAACGCATGGGTAGTGTCGTAAATGCAGAAGATGGTAAAACTTATTACTTTCTGCCTTTTTGGTTTGAGTGTGATAATGAAAGTGAAAATTCATTTATTATACACCATTTGAATAGGCTGCCAAAGCCGTTAGTTGATAAGATAATTAAAGATAGGGAGATATGAGCGCAGCCGCAATAATGTGTTTAATGGATTCAGTTAAATATAAAAAACCAAATTCAGAACCAATTCGGGGCGGAATGGTAATATTTGGCATGAATACCCCACGCACATTAATTGAGAAAAGTACTGAAATTGTATTTAAATGGGTCGACTATAACGATGGTCTATTTTATGTCGGAAAACAACTTCGTATAATTGATGGTCAAGAATATGTTTATACCATACAACTATCAATATACGATTATGAATACACAAAGGGCAATTATGTAGTAATTGGTGATGAAATGGGAAGATACTGAAGACCAGTGAAATTCCGACATATGTGAAAATAGGACTTGGTGTAAATTAGGACTGCACGCAGAAAGAGCATAAAACAGAATTACAGCCGCATTCGGTACTGATAGGGTCTAAGGTCCTTTGCTTTTTAAACCGTCCAAGTCCTTTTCGCCCGTACATTCCTTAACTTCATAAACTGCTTAACCTTTTCGGGTGCGGTATTATTCCGTACGTTCTCAAACCCGCCAATTAGCGCCATACCAAAAGCGATCACGTCATCATAAGCCGTACGGTCATCCGTAGTGTATACTTTCAACTGCTGCACCAATTCCAAATAGTACAGCTTATGCCAATGGTTTTTTAGGTATTCATGGATAACCTGAGTGTGCTTTTGCAGGGCGTAAGGGTCTTTAGATGGCGTGCCATACTTTACAGCCACCCTTTTTCGCTGCGGGTCAACGGTAATAGCAGGTCGCCACATAACATAGTTCTTAAAACCGTTTTGGAGGAATGTTTCGTAGTAGTCGTCCACATCACTTTCATAGTTAGCCTTGCATCCGTAGTATTGGCACATCAGCATCACATTCTTATGAAAATCCGCTTTCATTCGGGTACGTTGCGCATATCTGCATACCATCATTGCGCTATTATCCGGGTCGTTAATCACACCTTTCCTATACACATAGGCAACCGCCATAGACGCCTGCTTACCCGTGGTAATAGTTGCTGCAAAAGGGTCGACACCGATAGCAAACTCATCTGTCATAGCTGGGGCGAACAGACCGTTAGCGTGTAATTTCCGCCTGTTGCTCTCGCTTAAAGGGTTTAAAAAGTCCCAACAAATCTCGAAGTAACCTCTCTTATCATCACGCCATTTAACCTGACCATCCATGTCGTCACGGTAGAAAGTAATGCGCCTTAATAAGTTTTTAGGTGCTTCCTCCATTAGATAATCTTCCTGTTGCCCCAATTCAGGTGAGCTGAACTCACCGTTACCGTCTTTGCCTTGAAAGGCGTGTTTGATATTTAGCGGATTTTTTCTTTGGGCAGACAGTAATGCTTCACCCTCTAAGTTAGCCCATGTAGCAAGTATATATTCCTTTGCTAATGCTCTATTTGATATGCCATACTCATCTACAAAAGGCTCTCCAGTTAAGGGGTGGTTGGATAAGAAACCGAAATCTGCGGGTATAAACAGGTTGGTAAGCATGGTGTTCGTCCTACCCGTTGCCTCGCTCTTTGTTGACATAGCCGAACCCACCCATGTTTCATAGAAGTTCTTACCGCCCTTCTTCTCCATTTCCTCTACGGTAGTAGTCTGTAATGCCTTGCCAGTAATGTTAGCGCCTTTCATTAAACAGTACTTCACAATCTCCCAACGGGTGTTTACATTTACCTCCAGGGTTTTACCATTTTCGTCACTGTAGTAGGTAAATAGTTCCTCACCATCATACGCTTCTTCCGTAGAAGACCTATGGTCAATGGATGAATTAAGCGCATCCTGGTATATCTTTTTGTCCCCTTTTGTAGACTTTTTACGAGGTTCGAAGAAGTCGAGCGAGCTTGAAGGGCGTGTTTCGCCGCTATCCAATGGCTTCAACCATTCGGGCAACTTTGTCCAACTTGCCACCATCTTATTGAATACTACCTTTACATCTGAATTGGTCTTAGATTGTATACCCGCCCTGACATCTGAATTGGTAGCGGTACGGAAATATACCCATGCTGTTGAGAATACGGTTTTACCCATACGCCTGTTGGTAATCAGGTTACCCCCCGCAAGGTTGCTGTCCTGCTCTATTCCCCATATCCATAATGCTATGTCACGCTGCGCATCGACAAACATCATTTGCTTACCTTTATCAGTCCAGTAGTTAAGGAAAAAGTAATGAAAAGGGGTAAGCCATTCAATCTTACCATTGTTAAAAAACCAGTACCCTTCCCTAAACCGTTTCATCTCCTGAAGTAAAAATGCTTCGGTAGGCTCTATTCCCCGTTTAGGTTGTTCTGTATAAGTAAATTTCTGTTGTTTTTTGGGTAGCGAATCGCCAACTATAAATCCTCTCCTTATAGGGGATGGTGGCAACGGTACTGTTATTTCACCAACCTCTCGCTTTCTATTGCGCTCCCACTCTTTAATGGCTGATTTAAATTCAAAGTCGTTCATTTATTAAGCGCCATAGCTTGAATGTTACGTACTTTAGGCTCTGGGGACTCCGCCTTATCATCAATTATCAGCGCCATCCCTTTTATAAGCGCCGCCCTCTCGAACATCTTCATCAGTTGGTCGAATGATTTGTCTTCCTTGTCCCCGTTCAGGTATATCAACCCCACCTGACTCCCGTCGTTCCTTATCACTATGTCGTTTGCCAAGACGGATGCGGCTTGGTTTAGCGCCAGTAGCAATCTTGGAACGCCGTTTAGCTGCTCGTCGCACTCTAACAGATATTTTCGCTGGCTTTCTTCGTCCAAGTCGAGAAACGCTATCCTGTCCATTTTCTATTGATTTTATTACATTTATCAAGCGCTCATTCAGCATATTAAGGAACGCTACCCCTTTCGGTGTTATCGCCCCGTAACCATGTTTAGCCTCTGTCTTATTGTAAATATAGATATATTCTTCCTTTGCAAGAAAATTTATTGAGTAGTTAGTAATTTTCCATCGCTTGTTAGCTTCCTCATGGTACAGAAATTCATATATGTTGTATATAGATAACGCATGGGCAAATCTACGCTCCCGAACCGAACCGAACAACTCCCTTACCGATGCCATAATAAGCAATGTTCGCTCAATACCCACAAGCATATCCTTACCAGAATATCCTGTTTGAAATAACTTATCGTTCGCCTCGATCTCTAACCTCTGCTTGAGGTTACCTATGCGCTCATGGTACTGGCGCTTCATCTTCTTTTTAGTCCTGCGCTCAACGACTTCTTCACGGCGTTCCAACTTCTTTTCCAAAGCCTTTTTAAAGTGTCCCCGTAACTCGGCAATAGTGTCGTTACGCTCTTTAAGGTAGGTTTGGTATCGATGGTTTTTGCTGATTAAATCCTCTAACAATGGCAATAACTTACCACGCTTATCATGCTTTATGTAGTAGTTGAAGTCTGACAACTTAACGTACTTGCCATTATTTACAGCATTGCTCTTTCGTCCTGCTTTGGTATTGCCTTCTACTTCCTCAAATATAACCTCGCCACGCTTTAGCGAAATCTTCCTGACACCCGCATGTTTTGTAGGCGTTTTTGGCATTAGTCGGCAACTCCTATAATTTCATGGTCATACACCTTTACATGAACCTTTCCCTCATATTCAAACATATACTGGTTGTCATCTATGGTTAACACCACATCGCCAACATTATACGGGCTATCCGTAGGGGTAACGGTTAAGCGCACATGGCACTTTTTAAAGTTTGGTATCCAATCGGGTAGCAATATACCAAGTGGCGTGAACCTTTTTCCCGCAATTCGTTCGGCTATGTAAGTCCCCTTAGTAGGTAACATCTCGCCACCCTCGCCAACCTTAAAGAACACCGAATTACCTTTTATCATTTTACCGGTTACTTCACCTAAAACAGTATCGCCATTCTCATACTCAAGGTAATGGGTGAACAATTTATCCCCCACTTTATATTCGGGATACCTCGGGTTTTCAGACAATACATAACACACCTGCGGGTTAGCCTCCTTGCGGTCGAGGTTTTCAGTTCGCTGACCTGTGTAAAATCCGTACTCATCCCGCTGCTCCCAAACGATTGGTATAACCAATTCTACCCCATTAGGTAACGTATGGTAAAACTTAGACCTATCGTCGTATGAAACAAAAATCCAGTCGTTTATGCACTTCATAAACTTAATCTAATACCGCATAAACATCTTCTTCTTTCATGATAAGATAATTCTTATCCGCATAGGTGACATTAGTGCCGCCGTACTTACCAAACAACACCTTATCGCCAGTCTTGATAACCTGAGTATCTCCTACTGCCATAACAGTACCTACCTGCGGTTTCTCCTGTGCTATTTCGGGTATAATTATACCACCCTTTGACATTGTTTCAGCAGCCATTTGTTCAATAACAATCCTGCTCCCTATTGGTCTTATATTTATTTTGCTCATATCTTATTTATCATACTTTACATCACTATCAAACTCTTTTGGCGTAACCTTAACCTCTTTACTACCCCGCCTCAACACATAAACATCTTCCAAATAATAATTCGGAACAGACATGAGTGTGTACTTCTCGCCCTTGTAATATACTGTTCGGTTGATTAAGTGTTCGTTAGCCATATTAATAGCCATCCACCCCGCCAAAGACATAAGCAACTACGAGTGGCAGGAAGTATGGACAGCTAATTTCTTTTTTATCTCGTTGTTGCACACGCAATATACACCTTGTTTTTCACATTTGCAAATCATATCTTTACATCAGGTGAGGGTGGCAATGTTGCCCGCCCAATATTCCGAACCAAAAAATGGCAAATTCAATCAATCTAACCGTAGTCGTTGACCCGAATGCGGCAAATCCAAACCCCTACTTACCAAACTCTGTTTACGTTACCGCAAGTGACATACAATGGTTCAGGGCAGACACCACAAGCCCCGTCGCTAACGTCGTTACTACGCTTAACATCAAGTTAACCATCAACAACTCCAAAAGAGAGGCGGTTTACCTGTCTTCAACGACACTTTCCGCACTAACAACAGCGTTTCCGACATTCATCCCATTGGTTGTTTACCAAAATCTTGAAGGAACTGCCCCAACAGGCGGCGCAGGTACAACTTATTACTACAACCCTGCCGTTATCCAGTTTTTCTACGCCGATGCCACAACAGGCGTAGGCAGCGTAGCGTCACAGGTTAATATCATGCTTCAAAAAGGCAACGGAACCACAAGCGGTAACATCCTTGTTTCCAATACCGCTTCAGCTATCGCAACAGCTTTAGGCTAGGCACAAGAAAGCCCGGAATGCGTTTTGCACCCGGGCTTTTTATTTATCACAAGGCAATCGGCCGACCCTTACTTCGCCTTCAACTCTTCCGCAGCATTCTCCTGACCAGTTCCCTGAACAGGCTCAACCGGATTGTCAGCACCCGCTACTTTAGCCGCCTCAATCTCGCCTCCAATAGCAGCGTTATCCTTGCCACTAACAGGCTTATATACTCCCGTCTGCGTACCATCCAAAGCATCCACCTGAACCTTGCGTATACGCTCAGTTATATCTTCATACTCCGGTGTGCCCCTTTGGTAATTCTCCCTTACCATAACCAGTTTATGCACATCAGTTTCGTATTTCCAATGCTTCGCCCCTTCCGGCGCACCATCAGGTAGTTCTGTTTCTTTACTCATCTTATTTTTTGGTTTGATTGTTCGATGTTTTTACAGCAACTTTCGTGCCCTTTTTCTTCACTTTGCCACTGGCCGCACCCGCACCCCCCATCTTATGGTTGCCAGTAGTAAGCGCCTTGCCGGGATGACCACCCTCCTTAAATCCGAGTACCTTTTTTGCCGGTTTGGTCATTTCTTCTTCCCCTTCAATCCCGCCTTAATCGCATCGCTCGCATCATCGCCGTAAGTCTTCATACCACCACTGCCCTTAGACGGTTTGCCTATCACCCTACCCAATGCAGGATTAGCTTTCTTAATGCTATCCACCCGCCTCGTAGGTACTTGCCCACCCTGTTTCAATACAGAGTAATTAGTCGTGTCACGCTTTGCCGGGGTTACTTTTGATTTTGCCATAATTATTTCTTCTTTATAAATGTAACTTTTGTGCTATCACCAACCCTTGTTACACTTGACGCTTCAGGCATATAGCCCTTCTTTTTTAAACTATCTACCGTTTTTTGTTGCTGTGGATTTGGTCTGTCTGCTACTGGAAATTTTTTGGTTATAACATTTGATTGCTTGGTCGGAGCAGTTTGCTTTTTCTTAATTGCCCCTACTTGTTGTTTTGTGATTTTCTTTGCCATGATTGTTTCTTTCAAATATATAAAAAACTCATTCTATTTCACAACAGTATGAGTTTCACCTTTTAAAAATTATTTCTCTTTCCTTACGCTTAATATAACATCACTCCAATACTTCGCCCCTTCCGGTGATTTAGCATGATCGAACGCCTGCCCAATCGCCTGTGAAAAAGTTTCAAATTCTTCATCCCACTTTTCTCTGGGAGTATTATCGAAAGCTTTCATACGTGCTTCTTGCGGCAAGAAAGTTTCAAAATAATGACGCAATGAGAAATAATTAATAACACATGGGCGTGGATATAAATTACCTAATGATGGATTTATTTTACTGTAAAGCCTATTAAAGAACGCTGTATATACCCATCCCAAATCTTTAGCCAATTCTCCATCAACTCCATTGTAGAAATATGGTTTAGACCATTCTGAAAACTTTACCAATAAGTTTTCTTGATAAGAAACGTCAACATCTGTTTCTACTGCCCTTATCTCATATACATTTCTTTCTGGAGTTGTAGGAATAAATATCACAGGAACGTTTTGCGCCAACATAGCAAATTCACGCAGCATTTTGTCTGGCATTGTTACCGATTGGTCACTGCCAACATTCAATGACAATTCTAAATAAGGTTCTTTTTTGTTGAAATCATACTCAACTCTTAATTTTGTGTTCATACTTTACTTTCTTATCCGCTGACAACATCGTCACACGATAATTCAAATGTATGGGATAGGTTTGGTATTTGCAATAGCTTCATAGTATTTATCGGTTATGTACCCAATTAAATACGCATAAGCTTCATCGCTATCTTTTGTCAGGCTTATATTAATGTGCCTGAATATCATATCAACCACATGGAATATTTCATGAGCGATAGTGCCCGACGAAGCCTCTAATCCTAGCCTTACTATTGTTTGACAATGCCCCCTGATAAATAATGTATGCGCATTCTGCCCCTTTATTGAACCGAACAGGAAGTCATCTTCAGTAGCTAATTTATAAGCCGCTTTTGATAATCTGCTCTTCATTTCCGACTTCAACTCTTTATCACTCTCCCCAATAGAGAACATGATATCGAAAGGGTAAATAACAAGTGGTACTATGAAATTCATTCTGTAAAAATACAAAAATTTTGTAGATAGGGGGTTGGAGGATTACCCCCACCCATTTCGCCACCCTACCCCTTAACATAAACCCGATCCCCTACAAGCCACGCCCCTCTCTTTTTTGACTTTGCAAACCGGCTTGGTTGGTTTTAACTAAGTGGTTGCGTCTGGCTGATAAAGCAATTACAAAAATGCTTATTAAGCGCATCAACATCTAATGGTATAACATACGCATTGCTACTACTTACACAATAATAAGCCATCCTTACATCAAACTGTATTAATAAATTGGTCAATAAGTCGGAATCATTGGTCAAAAACACGGAATATATAAAATAACACTTGACACGTATTACTAATTGTATTACATTTGTATCATACAATTAAACAAAGCAATATTATGAAAACTCAAATCAACTTCCACAGGATTAACAACGATGTAAATGGCAACCCTCGCTATGTATGCCACTTTTTAGCAATTAACAACGACTATGATGAAGCGGTTAGATTAGCCCGTAAAATGGGCGGTAAACGCTTCCATAACAAACAATTTGGTGGCGGAATAGTATTTCAGTCATATAATTTGCAAGATACTGAACGCCATATTAACGAATTGAAAGGAGTTGTTAAATGCCACGCATAAAACTAACAGAAACCAAACAACCCGCTCCGATACGGTTATATCCCTCGGAGCGGGAATACATTGAGGCGAAGTACAGTAACCTTAGTGAAGCAATCCGACTACTAACCAAAGGCGGGAAGTATGAGGAGCAACAGAGGCAAATCGAATTATTAACCAAACAAATTAAAAACTTACAGAAATGAAAACCTTAGAATTAATCGAATTAGCGGCAAACCAATGGAATATCAAATTTAGGGTACAATACTCAAGTCTTGATCTAACCATTGAAGATTTAGAAGGTGCAATAAATGAAATTAACATACAGTTGCGCGATACTGTTCCAGTATGGATTAAAGTAGCAAAAGACGGCTTACACGCAACTATTTATAACGCCGCCGGTGTTGAATTGATATACAATCAAAAAGTTGCAAATGAATATTCACACTTAACCGATTATGCAAATAAAAATCACACCCTAACCCCCGATCACTTAAAAAGTGCAAAAAAGGTGTTGCTTAAACATTTGGCTTACAAAAAACAATTACCAGTGTTTTTAAACGGTAAATTCTACGCTGAAACTAAACGTGCTTTAAGTGGATTAATATAATGAAAACCATCTACTATATTACAATAGGCACTTTACAAGGTGAAGTAACTACATTTTTGCAGCCATTTACAACTCAATTCAAGGCCCGTAAAGCGGCTGAAAAAATGATAACAGGCAAGCCACTACTTAGATATTCAATTACTAATAATAAAAATATATAACCATTATGAAAACAAATTCCATCGCCGAGCGCATAGCCCTCAACCCGCCACGCTCACCAAAGCCAATTTTATATTGGCAAGCCTCCAACGGAGACAAAAACAACAGCATAGCACTATTACGACACAAATACGGCAATTCAGTAACCTATAAAGCAATACGATAATGACCAGAGAACAAGCAATCAGGGCGCAAAAAGGAACGCCAAGCCCTTACCCTGCATTCACCCCACAACAAACAAACGGCAAGTTTAGCGAAAATACGCCACTACTACCCCAGGCAACCCTCATCCTCTGCACCATATACGCAACAGTAGCAATATTTTGCTTAGTTTGCGCCTTAGTAGTCGGCATCATGCAAATGTAAGCCCAACCACCTCCAATCCCCAGCCCGATCCCACAAGACCGGGCTTTTTTATGTCCTATCCGCAACCATTTAATTGCGGCTTTAAATAAGGCTATTTAAGACACTTAAAATATATGATGCATATCAATTACAACATCACCGCCAAAAGCACTAAATACGCCTCCTTTAGTGCCTTATTTGGCAAATGTGTAGTTGTTTGTATTATCTATTATCAAATTCAAATAACATAAAAAAGCCTAAAAACTGCAATAAGATATGTTTAATATGACAATTGGCATAAAAATAATGTGTAACTAATTGTGTCTCAGTATATTGCGTTTTATTCCGTCTAATATAACTTATTATTCTAAATATCAAAGTGGTAAGTTGGTATTTTTAAGGGTGTACTTTTCATGGTCTTTCCTTTACTGGTTTAAAATATCTTGCTTAACAACCCGATCCCTAAAAATCTGCATAGGCTTAAATAAGCCAATTTTAGCCATTTCTATTAATTCAATGGCTTCTGATATACCAATAGCAAAATAAACCTTTGTCGAGGCATTGAATAATCTCTTATGGGTATTGTATTGGTTTTGTATATGCTCCGTTGCGCAAGTAACGCCATCTTTCAAAGTTAACTTAGTGCCTAATTTCTTGTTCTCGATCATAAGCGTAAATTCAGAAAAGTAAATCCTGGTATCTGGGAAACTATCATTAGAATTTTGCATCGAGTGTTGCGACTGCTCCCAAAATGACTTTTTCCCCTCATGCTTAACCGTTTCAAATGGGACGTTCGGCAAATACTTTTTCATGTACTTTCCAATACTGGACTGTTCTGAAGCTTCTTTGTATTCCGTTTTTTTACGTTCCTTAATGGCCGTAAATCCAGTTCCTTCACACTTTTCGCATGGTAAACATAGTGGTTTGCCTTTGTGTCCGTATCCGTGGCATTTGGTGCATAGTTTAGAATCCATATTTATGTTTTAAAAAGTTTATTGCATCCTGATCGTTATTTTTTAGGAATATCTTGTACAAATGCCTATCCCTACTTTTCTTATACTCCGTTATTAGCGGATCTTCTACCCATTCTTTTACGACTACCTTTCGCTTAACCTTTTCGACCGGCTTAATATTGCCGTTCATGTCGATGGTTATGGATTTTTTGTTGAAACGTTTAGCCATATTTTAAAGTTATGCACTTATGCAAGAGTTATGCAAGCCTTGCATAAGTGTAATTTATATGATTATCAGCGAGTTATAGAGGTGTTATGCACTTATGCAACTTTTACCGTTCCTTGATATAATAAAAATATATTATATATATAGTTAAAATGTATTATCCTTCTGTTTTTGCATAAGGTGCATAACTTTTTTAAATAAGCGCAAAAATCTGCATAAGTGCATAAGTTTGGGTAAAAACGGCGTTTTTGATAATGTAAAGGCTGTTTTTTGTTATGCAAACGTTTGCATAAGTTTTGCATAAGTGCATAAGTTTGATTTTTATACATAACTAATTGATTTAAAACAACTTCTCGTAATAAACAGCCTTATTTTGCCCTAATTTAGATAAAATAGTATTCTTTTTATCACACCACCTTAATAAAAAAGATCTAACGGTAGGTTCTTTAATATTTAACTCTTTCCCTATTTCAATTGCTTTTAATGCCGTGAAGTTTTCCGGCAATGCTTTGTAAAATTCGGCAGTTGCTCCAGTTAGCTTATCGGCAGGGTTTACAGGTGTTAAAATCTTCATAGCCTTATTCATATTACCTAAAAAGTACTCCGTCAATCTGATAGCACGTTCCATACTTTGAACGCTAACGGCATTCCTGAAATCATCAGGATTATTCATTATTTCAATTATTAACGAAAACCTTAGACAATAATCTTGGTACTTAGCAATGATACCCTTTACATTATCCGTTACGGCTGAATTGTATTTACGGTTCTTATTGTTAAACCATTCCGCATAAAGCAACTCGGCTTCGTTGGTTAACTGAAATGTCCTTAAATTAGACCTATGCTGGTTTACCTTATCAATCAAACCCCAATACTCTTGAGTGAGCGCAGCAGGCATTTCATATTTAACCCAATCCTGTTTTAATTGCGGTTCAGGATATAGAAATAAAAACCTATGATAAAAACCATTATGCTCATTATCGCTTGTACTTAATGCGTCTAAAACCCCGGGCTGTATACCACCTATAATAGTGCAAAACGGGTTTTCAACCTTATCTTCATCTCGACTAATCCGCTGCATTAATATTGGCGATCCGCTCCAAAGTTCCAGCCATTTTTGTAATTCGTCACCGTCTCCGTATCGATTCATTCTTTTCATAAACCCGCTGAACTCATCAGCGTAAACACAGCAACCCATTTGATTAAATGACAGTATTTTAATTACCATTTCAATAGTGCTGTCCTTAATTAAAAGTTGACGCATTATAGGTTTTTTAGGCTCGTTGATATTATCGCCTTTCTTTTGATTTTTAAATATTGCGTACGCCTCTGTGTAGTCTTGTTTTTCTTTTACGTATTCCTTATAGGTAAAAGTATCAATCATTTCTAACGGCTTAAAAATAGCCTTTAGAGCAGGTGTTTTAGACGCTCCAGGCGGTGCGACAATAGTGAGATATAATATTGGTTTAACAAAATAACCATTGTTTGCTTGCAATTGCGCAGCGTTACCTATTAATGTAGAAATAGCCCCCAAAGCAGCACCAGCCAAATATTCATGCTGTATAGTCTGAGCATTTATGAAATTTAATATCTCGTCAGGGAAAATATCATAAGGGAATTTTAATCTGTCGGGAGTTATTAGGGGTTGATTAGTTACTGGTTGTTGTTCGATTAATTCAATTTCAGCACTATCGCAAAGCATTTTTAATTCTTGAATAGCTAAAATCCAGTCCTTATCATTTTTATAATAAAGTATTCGGGACGGACTTAAATTCCATGAAGTATCATCCTTGTCAACCCGGTCATTAAAGGATGGGAATCCCGGAATTGATGAAGTGAATAATTGTAAATTTTTAGTCCCATAATAAGCCTTTGCCGAATAGGATGCTTTTGAACCGATACGCAATAACGGCACAAATTTATCCTTTTGCTTTGTGCGATACTTTGTAGCTGCCTCAAGGCCTATACTACTCAATATATGACTAAAAACATCGTCAGAACATTTACTATCAAATTGGAATAAAATGTTTTCATATTCTAAAGGGTATTCTTTTACAATATTCGATTTTTGGCTTTGTAGCTGCACATACTTATCAAAAGTATTAGCTACCGATACCAATAATTCAAATTCATCATCCGTCAATTCTTCAATATCTGAAAAGTCATTTGATACCATTTCATAACCGGGTGTAGGCGAACAATAAGATAGTGTACCACCTGTATAAATAGCGATAACTTCAGATCCGTTTACTTCTCTTGCTAAACCAACCTTTGATTTTAGTTTAGGGTATTTGATGTAAACATGGTAACCGGCGTTTCGGGTTTTTTCGATACATACCTTTGATAGTATACTATCATCAACCGAGGCAATGCCTTTCAACCATAAATCGAAAACTGTTTTATCTTCTGTATTCTTAAGGTCAAAATCAATACATCCAAACGGCGAAAATAATTTTAATGCCATTCCGTTAGCGGTATCAATGCTTTTAACCCATTCGGAAAATGTTGCCTCTGTATAATTGGTATCGGTTATTTCGCTGTGTGCTATCCAGTGGTTGGTAGCACTTTTCATTTCAGCATCCCAGATCAAAGGGATAGGTTTAAGACCTAACTTAAACAAATCAATAAATACACTTTCGTTCATAGTGCTATTTGTTTTAAAATAGCATCCTTTAAACGTCCTTTAACATTAGGCGTTGTAACAAGCCATTGTAAGTATCTTATCTCATCGTCAGATTTTAACGAACTGATTTCACGACCTGCATATTTACCGAAATTAAGTGATACAGGTTGGTTTGTTGTTAGATTTGTTATCCAGTAACCGCAATGCACACACCTTGCGGTTATGTTTGGCCCGGATTTGTTTACCTTAAATTCATTAATAGTAGAACACTTTTGGCATACAACATCCTTAGTCTTTGTAGCCATTGCAATTGCATAAGTTTCTTCAGTAAAATATTCCCAGTGCCAGTCACTCCATGTATCAAAATATAAAGGATAAAATTTATTACCGTTTTTAACAAAGCAATGTTCAATACTTTCTGATCCATCTATAAAAACACGATAGGCACGATAAGTTAAATTGCCTTCAAGTAATATGATTCTTTGCTTTTTAGACGCTTCAATAGCTTGCGTTACTATTATATCCGATGCAACGTTCTCACAGATTTTGGCGTAGCCTATACCTTTTAAATTGAAACTGTGCTTTTCGGGGTAATAGATAAATTCATAGTCCATCAACTTAAAGAAGTCGTGGTACTGTTTATCACGTATGTTCATGTTTTTTATTAACTAATTTTCCATAATTGAAGTGAGTTGAAATAAGTTTTTTTACCGGTTTTATCAGTCCACGGACGACCTTTCAAGTTAAAGTCAACAGATACACTTTCCCCTTGTCTAACATTATCTAATAAATCGCAACGATCATTAATAGCTTCGATTTTTATAAATTCAGGATATTGAGGGTTTTCCGCATACTCAATTATTAACTCCCTTTTCCTTAGTTTGTCAGAAACTTGTTCTGTGTTACCAACTTCATGTACGATACCTTGTAAATTCATTTTAAAAAAATAAAGGCTTAAAACCAGTTCGATATGTTGAAGCTATCTCCCCGGTCTTAAGCCCGTTAATATTTTGTTACGCCCTTCAACTGCGTTTTATTGAAGTACTAATATACAAATTTTATCGCATACTAAGAATTAAAAAGGCAAATCTGAATCATCCATATCAACTATATGAGGCTTGACAATAGGTGATATATAAGTATGCTCTTTGATAAAATCGTTTATCTCGGCATTACGATTATAATCGGTTTCATAATCTCCCGTATAAGGTCTATTATTTAAATCATCAAGCATCCTTAATGAAGTTTGTAATAAACCCTCAACCCTTTCAAGTTCCATTGATACACGACCTGCCATATCCATAAAAGCCTCGGTCATTCTTTCATTTTCCATAATTTAAATTTGTTTATCTCAATTGCCACGGAACTAAATACTCATTGCCTAACTTTGGAAACCCTAATTTCTTACGCCATAAAGTTGCGTTATTTCTTACAACATCAAGCGAATGATTAGGTAGTAAATCAGCTATGTATAGGCATTTTTTACCAATATTGGCGAATAATATCAATCTTTCACATCCGTTAAGACCACGGTGTTGTTTAATTTTTACCGGCTTTAACTTCTTTAACGTAGGTGGCGGCAATATGATTGTCATTGTTTCCCGTGGTGCTTTGTTTCGGTTAATTTCGTAACAGTAAAAGCAATTACGCTTTGTGCATTCATGGGTATGTTGACCTGAATTTATTTCGCCTTCCTTTCGTGATGTGGTTGATGTTGGGGTCATAAGAGGGTGGTTTAAATCAATGGTTCTTTATATAATTTTTTAGCTATCATTTCTACAATATTGGTTGAAACACCATTACCGCATAACCTATACCTTTGAGTATCACTTAATTCTTTTAGTTTGCCATCAAATAAACCATACTTAGTCCAATCATCAGGTAACCCTTGAAGACGTTCATATTCTGTTGGAGTTAAATCTCTGAATAAATCATCACCTAAATAAATGCATTGGTTCAATCCAGTTTGTAAAGTTTGGGCTATTTGTTTCCCAACTCTCCCCCTCCTTGTTTTGCTCTCAGGGTATGCAGTATTTATGCTATCACCCACGGTTGCAATTTCATATCCGCTATTTGTTGCTGATTTAATTTTTACTATCGTATAATCACATCCTAATCTGCTTTTAGCACTTCTTGTACCGAGTGTACATGAAACTCCTTCTTTCGTATATCCGCCCTTCTTAACATCGCCTGTACGTTCTTCTCCGATAGGAAATATTTGTTTGCTACCTGAGCCTCTAAGATGTCCGACAAAGTATAACCGCTCTCTATTTTGGGGTAATACCCAACGTGTATTAAAAAGCTGCATTTCAATGTCGTATTGTGGGCAACTTTCATTAAGGTAGGAGAGTATTTTAATACTTTCAACGATGTCAATACCTTTGTTGACGGTGAGTAATCCGAGTACGTTTTCAGCAATAAAATTCCGAGGTCTATATTTATCAATGACTTTAACTGCTTCGTAAAGTAAGCCGCTTCGTGTACCTGTTGATTGTCCTTTGCGTTTTCCAGCAATTGAATTATCTTGGCAAGGCCATCCGAAAGTAAACATGTCGATGTTGTCAATGATTCCGTTGCTACAAATAGCGTCAATTGATCCTGCATATATTGATTTTGAAAAATTAAATGAGTAATTCGCTATTGCATATTTATTTATTTCCGAATAATAAACTTTATTAAACTGAAAGCCGGCATTTTCTAATCCTAAATGAAAACCACCTGTTCCACTAAACCCGTCTAAATAATTCATTTATTTTCCATAATTTTAATTTGCAATTTCTCAATTGCTGTAAGTTTCTTATTAGACTGTTTTATTTCGGATGTTACCTGCTCCAATTCCACCTTTTCCTCACTCAACAACTCCACCAAGCAAGGAAACAAAACGCCACGAGGTGAACGGCATATCAGGACGGGGTAGTGTTCCAGATTGACTATTTCGATGTGTTCGCCTTGTAGTGCGTATTTACGTAGGTTTTGGGTGGCGAAAGGCATTAAACAGGTGTATTTAATATCTGTTCCGTCTTAACCTGTACAAACATAGCCTCCATCATATTTTCTGGCCCACTATCTGGTATACCGTCAAATAGCCCATTATCCATTGCAGTTAATAACGCATCAACACGTTTAGAGGCTTGTTCAGCATCGCAACCTATTGTTTCCATAGATATACGCTTCATGTCTGCTATACATTCTTCACGCTCTTTTCCTTCAAGTTGTATCATCTTCTTTTTTCTCCTTAATTATTTTTTGTCGGTGGGGGTTAAGCTGGAGTGTTGCTGTATTTCTTAGTACAAAACTCTTCAACGGTTGATATATGTACACAATTAAAGTCTTTATCACGCCATTGTGTCCCGTAAATATCAACATATTTTTTATTAACAGCCTTAGTTCCAAATCGTAATTCGGCCAAAGCCAAAACAGATTCAATTTCGGTATTATCAATCTCTCCGACCCAGTCTTTTAATTTATATCCCGGTTCTGTTTTCCAGTCGTTCGGGGCGTAATTAAAAGCACAATCTAAAGGAGTGTCAGGAAAGTTTTCCTCCCATAATTGCTTTTCACATTCAATCTGAATGCCGTTTGTGCGGTAAAAATCATGCCTGCCCGACTTGAAGTTGATAATAGCGTTTACTCGTTTCCTACGTTTAGTTTCTTTGGGTTGACCTTTATTATCACCCGATTTATAAACTTCGCCAAAAAAACCAGTTTCGCTAACGTCCATTTGACAAACAAGGTCTATCAACGTGCCGAAGCCTTTTTCAGACAAAAGCACATATTCAATGCCTAATGCTTTAACATTTCGCTCTTTGGTGAAATAAATAAACCCCGCTAAGTCTTGTTTTAATTTACGTGTCCAGTCTGGCACTTCTGCGGAATAGTAATGATGCTCACCACAATATTCGTCAACTTCATCTTGTATCTTACCGAAGTCAATATTATTTTCAATTAGCCATTTACCAAATAACTTATGCATTAATGTGCCGTAGTGCTGCGCATCTTTTAAAAGCCTGCCTGATTCTACTAATCCGTTTTTACAATACCATTCAAGCAATGGGCGTTCCATTGGCGAACATTGGCTAATAGCCGTTGTTAAGGATGTGTAAAGCCTAAATGGTTGTTCTATTGAACCATCCTCTAAAATCTTTACATAACTACGCCCACGGTCGCCGTATGATACTCTACCGACTTTGTAAGGTGGCAAACGGAGGGCTGATTCATCAAACCACTCCGTATTTACTGATTCAAATTTCATTCTGCTTTACCTCCACCAATTTCTAAAGGTTTAGCAGGCAATAACTGCAAAATCTGCTCTTGCTCGATCATCTTCGTTGTAACACGGTTCATATTGCCGCCCATATCAATATACTCCCTAACCATAGATAACGTGTCCTGTGTGAAATTAGGCACTAAAGTTACAACGGGATAGTTCTTTGCTTCGCCAGGATTGTACCCAACTTTCTTTTCAACTATCAAGCTGAATGGGAAACCAATTATTGATCCGGCTTTTTCTTTTACCAAATCAAATGATTTTACTATTGACGGAATAGTAACTGCTTTAGCTTTGGTTTCAAACCGCCAATAACCCATTATACCTTTCATTTCAAGCAATACAAACCGCAATGTTAGCATCTCATCCCATTTACCTACTGATTTAATAAGTTGTTGATTTTCGGTGGTGTCTGCAATTACATCACGATAAGCACCTTTGCCGCCGTTAGCGTGTAAGTCCCAAACAGTATAAGTTGTACCGTCTGAATAACCCCATCTTTTGCCCTTTTCCCAGCATTCGTAACGTTGGTTGCAAACCTCGCCTAAATCATCGCTAATAAAAGCAATGTTCAGCATTTTAGGTCTATCGCCAAACAGTTTTGTAAACTCATTGGCAAATGTGCCAGTAGGTTTAAAATAATCCAATGCGGTAGGATATTCAACTCCTTTTGCATTTACTTTTTTGTCACCGATTTTAATTTTACCAATCTCGGGTAAACTCGAAGCAGCATTTTCGGCTTTGCGTATGCTGATACGTCCTTTTTGATTTTCCATTTATGTGATTTTTTAATTTATTAAATATTACTTGCCAAGTCGGTGCTAAGAAACCAACCTCAATTCATCCACAATCTCCATTTCAACCGTTTCAGTAGTTTCAGCCAATAGGTCGATTAATGTTTGCCTATAACCCTCGATGTGCTTTTCACAATCTTGCATAGTTAGGTGGTAGTCGGTGTCGAGGTAAGATGTTGTTAACTCATAAGTTCCGTACAGGTTAATGATCCTGCTCCATTCGTGCAGAATGCCGGATTTTTTAGCCATCGGGATGTATATCACATCTCCGTTCCGCTTTTTGATTTTTTTAATTGCGTATTTATACATTTTGTTTAGATTTTAAATAAATTCCTTAAAGCAAATCTTGCATTGCTTCTTTGATGTAAAATTTTGTTGTTGATACAAATGGTCTACAAGCATATTGCAAATTGATTTTTTACCATCTACTGTAAGATGTATTGCTCTCCCTCTTGACAGCCCTGAGTCGTTTTGCATGTTAGGATGTGTGACATTACAAATAGCTTTGTTATCAACTAAAAAATTGCCTTTATCAGATATTGATAAGTGGTCTACATAACTCATACTTCCCCCCTTTCCACATTCACCCCCTTAAACCCCCAAAGCATATCCTGATATTGCTTCATTTTTTTAAACGCCCTTAATGCGTTTTTAAAGTCGCCATAAGCGGTACGAAAGTCAGCCTCCCACTGCCAGTCGTAGTATTTGGTTAGGATTTCGGTGTAGGTCATGGTTAGTTCCATTTGCAGCAACTAATTCTGCCGTTAGTTATAGTAACATTATCTAATTTACCCTCTATAGTCATTGGATATTCCCCGTCAGGTATTTTTACATTTTCAAACAACGGTTCATCTTCATTATAACCGTCTGGAACGAAATTGTAGTCATCTCTAAGATGTTTTTTAATTTCCTTTATGTATGAGGTCATCCACATTATAATTCTTCTCCTGTTGCTAAATAGTGTTGGTACTGCCTTTGTGAGTAATCTTCTTCGCAATGAAATCGCATATCTGCTAAATCTTCGGCATCGAATATCGCATTGTCAACATTGCCGCATTCAGTAGCTATGCTTTTAATGATGGCTTTGTTTCCGTCAACGTCGCTTTCGATTTCATAGGCAACTGTGTAACTGCCGTATTCTATGGTTCGTATCATTTTCTTATGAGTTTTGAGTGATATAATCTTTAATTACTTCATGCAGGTTTTCGTCAAGGTAGGCAGATGGCGGTATGATATCCCAATCACTATCAACATATTGGTTATAGCCCTCTTTGTCAACAAACTCAATCAACGCATCCTCACTAATCTGCATAGTCACGTTATTTTCATTCTCGCAACTTTCATCCCAGTAATCTACTATATAGGTATCTGCTTTTTTGGTTACTTTCAGGATGTCTATTTGTGCTGTTTTCATTTTTCTTTCGTTTAAAGTTTAAATAGCCCATAACGCAGGGACTACACGACCGTTCATAAACTTAGCGGTAAACTAAACAGTTTCTTTAAAGAAATTAACAAATGTAATATGCCCGAATTTGCCCTTAGTAAGCCCAATAATTTGAGCAATAGTATAAGATTTCTTTTCAACGCTATTGGAAGTTACAAAGGCCTTAGTCCCAAATGAACATGCGCCTGTTATTGAACGATATGCTTCGATGCCTTGCGAAAATGTTAATACATGCGTTAATGGCAGTCCTTTAAATTTAGATGTATCCCTATTGCCTATTTTATATAGCAAGTTTTCACGAGCTTCTTTTAGATTATCGCCATGTGCCCATTTATTGTTACCATCTGTTACAAGGTAAAACTCCTTTTGTTGCTGTATTTTCTTTACCTTATAAACATTGCCCTTTTGGTGAGTTATTTCTGTAAATATGCCATCAGCTTTTATATATTTATTACCCCACGTTATCGGAGGTATAACTACATTTTTTCTTACATGTTTATAATTTAAACCAGAGCGTAAATAAAGGTCGCCACCAACCGTAGGGTTGAATCCATCAGGCAGGGACGTTACAGAGCCTAAATAAAGGTCGCCACCAACCGTAGGGTTGAATCCATCAGGCAGGGACGTTACCGAGCCTAAATCAAGGTAGCCACCAACCGTAGGGTTGAATCCATCAGGCAGGGACGTTACAGAGCGTAAATAAAGGTCGCCACCAACCGTAGGGTTGAATCCATCAGGCAGGGACGTTACAGAGCGTAAATAAAGGTCGCCACCAACCGTAGGGTTGAATCCATCAGGCAGGGACGTTACAGAGCCTAAATAAAGGTCGCCACCAACCGTA